ATAGATTTGGCAAAAGCACTAGGGGATAAGGATATTAACTTTGTCCAGGACACTTACATCAAACCATATCAAAGCAATGGTGATGAAGTGCAGAACATTGATTATCAAAACAAACACTACAATTGGGGTTAATTATTTATACCAATACTTATTGTAGTTCTCTGAATTGTAGAGGACTACATCCCATTCTATTTTTCGTTTAACACTTTTTTTAGCAAACTCTATAGCATCCTTTTCCAATGCAAATAGTACATTGCTAAAGCTAGTAAATTTATCTTTAGGTTTCCAAATTACAAAATACATAAAAAAAAAGGGGGAGATCTCTCTCCCCCTCAATCACACAACAAATAAATATAAGAGTTTCTTTTACAAAGCTCTTATAGTTTTCACATTTAATGACACTTACTTTTTTCTGTTATCCCATACTCTTTTAAAGAGGGAGCTATTGGGTTATTATTTGGAGAAGTGTCTTGCCCTAATAATTCTTCTAAATTTATATCTTCTAAAAAATAAGTTATTGGTTTTTGAAAAAATGCTGCAATCATTAGCAGCTTTGGTAGGCTACAACTATTGCCACCTTTCTCATATTTTTGAATCTGTTGAAATGTTACACCGCAAAACTTTGCTAACCTTGATTGAGTAACAAGCATTTTAACTGGTTTATAAGTACCTTTAAACTCACCATCTACTATTTCTTTAACCGATCTATAATAATTTTCTCTACAATATTTTATTTTCTTACCAACAGCTTTTGCAATCGTTACTTCAAAATCTGTTTTGGATTTACTCAATGCCATCTTTCTCTCCTTAATTTGTGCAGACTCCTAGCCTATAGTTTTTTACAACTTTTAAGTACATCAGTTATTAAGGCGAATACATGAACTTGGCATCTTCATTTTCTACCAAGCATATCTGCCTAAAAGTCTTAACATATTTTTTGAACGCTACACTTGAATGAACACACTGTCTTGGTTTGCCAGACTTAGCCGGTTTCATAATTTCAGCATGATACTTTTCAAGTTTTTGGTAACGTCTTGTAAGACTATTACTTTTCCTTAAAGCCATCCTCTTTAGACTCCTCATCTTTGTTTAATTTAATCCTAGATTTATCAAACTTAATATCTAGGACAGTAACCCTAGCATCATTGCTAGGAGTATTTGATTTTGCAGCTATTTCTGCATTGTCAAATTCTTCATCAACTTTGAAGTTAGCTTCAAAAAAACTTTCTTTTGTTACTTTGCTCATTTTCTGAACTCCATTGTTGAATAACTTTTATTAACTTTAAGTGTGGGTATTAATTTTAATTGTTTTTTAGATAAGGCAATATTTCTATGAGCCTGGTTGCTTTTACTAATTAGATTTAATTTACGAAACTCTGCAATTAAAGCACCAGCTCTTGCTCTAGTAAAATGAAATTTTTCACTTATCTCTTTGTAGGTTGGAGCATAGTCATAAGTTTCAATGAAGTGCTTTATAAAATCAAGAACATCTTTTTTTATTTGGCTTAGGTAAATATGACCATTGCCATTGCCATTTCCATTTTTAAGTATCATTTAATTTCCTCAAATAAATTTGTTACGTTGGTTTTAGTAGTTCGTAAATCATTGCCATCGCTTGCTAGACTTTTTAAATAGTTAATTAACTTTTGGTTAAACCAATTAGATTTTTCTAAATCCATAATTGCCTTTTCTAGTGTTTGCCCTCCTTTAGCACCAAACCTAGATAAGTATTTCATTGCTGATCCTCTCAAAAAGCCGATGTTTTCTTCTGGAGTCATTTGACTCATAATGGCATCGCAAGTTTGTATTCCTTTTTGATAGTGAGGAGGGTTTTTACTTTCCATGTTAATCTTTCTTTATTGGGTCGTTTAATTTAATTGATATGTCAGGTTGAGTAGCCTTTTCTGGATCAGTACCTTTTTCAGTATTAAGCCAAGCCGAAGCTGACTTAGTAGTTCCATTAATAGTTACGTTGCCTGTGTAATGTGGATATTTTTTACCAGGATCATCATTATCTCTTGGTTGTCTTTTCCATAATGCACCTGAATTATCGTATTTACTATCTGCCATTTGTTCCTCTTGATTGTATTTGTGATTTTAGTTTGTTGTATTCTGTATCAACCCTTAGCTGTTCAATAGGGTCAGCTGCTATTAAAAGTAAATCATCTTTGTATTTATCTTTAATAGGAGTTAAATTTTTTTCGAAATAAAGTTGTGACTTAGAATGTTTTGCAACAGTTTGCATTTGACCAATCCAATCATCAGCTAACTGAGTAATATTTTTTGAAACTTTTTTTGATGGTTTGTTTTCTTCTTTTGGTTCAGTAATAGTTTCATCATTTCTATAAAATTGATCCATTTCTTCTTTAGAAGCAATCTCATCACCCATAAACCCAAGAAAAGCTAACCCTCTACCAATAGCTACAGTTTGTGTTTTTTCAAAATCTTTTTCTTTATTGTGCATTTGCTTAGACTCACCAACTGCTAAACAATTATTATCTATAAAAATTTCAGCTATAAATTTGTGAGAGCCATTAGATAGCTCAACACTTTTAGTAAGTATTTGAAGTCTTTCACCAAAAAATTCTCTACAAAATTTTAATCGGTAAGCAACACCAAGATAATCTCTATTACCTTTAACTTTTTCATAATCTGTTTTTTTAATACTTGCTTTAAATTGAGCTATAGCTTCCTGTAAATTTTTCATTTTCTCTCCCTTAGTTTGTCTAATTCTTTTTGTAAGTTGCCATTTAATTGTTTGTGATCTTGTTCTATTTCCTTGACATCTTTTAGCTCCTTGCCAAGTCTTTCAATTTCGTTTTCTTGTTTTAGCAACAAAGCATTTTTATCTACTAGCTTTTGTATTAGCTGATCTTTTGGCAATGAATCGTAGTGTGCAATCAGTTGTTTAAAGTTCATAATAACCTCTAAATCTTTTAATAATTTCTGGATCTAAACCTTTCCACCAGAAGCCATCTTTTCTAATTTCTGATAAGTCAGGTTTGCAAAGTTTTGCTAGAACTTTAGGGTCGCCATTAGCTAATTCTAATTTTGTTTCCCAACACTTTTGGTAAAGAACTAATTCTTCATAATAATATTGTAAGCTATCAGGTCTAAGTTCTACACAGTTGCTAGGTGTAAAAACAACTCTATCGCTATCACTTGCATAAGTCAGGCAAGGTTTAAGTTTTGGTAGTTCCTTACTGTACAAGGCAAGCTGCATACAATCTGAATGGTATGGAACTTTAGGGCATTTTTTTTTGGAATAACTAAAACCTTTTTTAGTTTTAGTTAGTGTGCCGAATACATTTTTAATATCAAAAAATTCTGTTTGGCCAACCAAATCTACATACATTAAAAAATAAGTATTAATGCCATCTGCCCAATGTGTATATTCTAATTCATCTTGCCAGGTTTGTTTGCCTACTTCATCAATGTTAGCTAAATGGTTATTAACTAAATCTTCCATGTTATCTATGATGTGACCAAATTTTAAATCATCTTTTTCATCAATACTTTTGTAATTAGTTATTCTATCTTGCACAGACTCTAGTGCTTGTTGGTAAGATAAATTTTTACATAAAATTCTTTGAATTATTTCATGTGCAATCGTACCGCCAGTAAAAGAACAATTACTTGGTAAGTTAGCTTTTTCTTTTGGGGTAAGTACAATGTAATTTCTGAATCTTATATCGTCAGGAATTGTGTTTTGGCTTTTACTAGTATGTGCCAAGTTAAATTTTTTGTAACAATCGCCTAATATTTTTGGGTGATTCGTCATATAAATAACTTATAATGTTATTATATGATAATTGCAACAGTATTATAAATTATCTATAACACCCATTGATTGTTGTTAGGGAAGTTTGCTGCCATAAACTTTGAAGCTGCATCAATTTGAATATTTTGAGCCATAACAGATATAGTTTGGTCAGTAATTGTAGATTTATCAACCACATCATAATTACCATTATTTAAAGGTATTAAAAATCCAGCAAATAATTTTTTAGTTTTCTTTTCTCTTATAATTGACATGGAATATAAAGATTCAGTTTCAATAATTTTTAATGGTTTAAAAAAACGAACTGATCCTCTGGTTGAGCCTAATCTTAACACTATAAAATTATAGCCTTTCCATTTTTCTATAACTTTTAATTTTTTTTGTTCTTTTTTAGACCATACTCTTACTTGACCATTTATTTGTAATTCACCAACACCATTAATAGTACAATCTGGAGTTATAAAATAAGTATTAGATATAATTGGTTCATCAATTTTACCTCTAGCGTTAAAATATTTAGATAAAAGTGTTGAAAATTCTAACAAACCAAAATTACTAGGGTCTTTATCTTTTTTATTTACAAGCCTAGACCATTTAACTTTCCAATTGTTAAACTCTCTAACATTCTTACCAAGTGTATCTCTTAAAACTTGATCTCTTGATACGTTGTGAATTTTTAACAATTCTTCCAATTTTTCTTTTTGAAACATGTCTAATGTAGTCTTAATTATATCTATAACCATAACACCTCCTATTATTATTGTCTATTATCATGTTGTTATAGATATATTATAACAAATAATAATTGCAACATAATATAATTTTATTTATAACAAAGCTTAGTTATGATTCTGAAAGAGATTAAATATCGTAATTTTAAGGTAAAAATAGTTAAATTAGCTAGGAAAGACGCTAAAAAAGACAATATCTGGGGTTACTACGATACAGACAAATCAATCATAGCTATCCAAGAAGATATTAAAAATATCACCTTGCTAGACACCTTACTGCATGAAATTGCACACATGATAGCTCACAAGTCAGAGATTCGTTTAAAAAATCTTGGTGAGGAGGGTGTAGCAAGTTTTATAGGCTCAGAGTTTTCTAAAATTTTTTTACAAAATCCTAAATTAATAACTTTTATAAAAAGTTGTGCTGCCAAATGAAAGCCTTTTTGTTTTTAGTTTTACTTACACAACAAGGATTACATTACGAAAAAATACACATTGAAAATTACACAGATTGTGATTCTGCTTATGAAAGCAAAGCAACCTGGTATGACAACCCAAAGTTTGAAGATGGCAATGGTCAGCTTTGGGGTTTTTATATTTACAACAATAAACAGATAGTAGCTTCGTACTGCAAAGACCAGGAGGGTAACTGGTTGCTATGAAAAAATTAAGAATATTAAGTTTAGGTGCTGGTGTTCAAAGTTCTACTTTAGCACTTATGATTCAAAAGGGTGAAATTGAGAACGTCAGTGCAGCTATTTTTGCAGATGTAAAAGGTGAGCCAAAAGCGGTTTATGATTGGCTAAATTATTTAAAAAAACAAATTACTAAATTTCCAATTTATATTGTTAGCTACAGAGATTTAAAACAAGATATATTAGATGCTTCTAAAGGTGAATTTAAAGCTTTTACAGCACCATTTTACACCAAAAATTTAGAAACAGGAAAAAAAGGTATGCTTCGCAGACAATGCACAGCAGATTACAAGATAAAACCTGTATTACAAAAAATAAGAGAATTACTTGGTTTAAAAAAAGGTGAAAGAAGAAAAGAGGGTACTCAAGTTGAACTGTTAATGGGCATATCTAAAGATGAAGTTCAAAGAATGAAAATCAACCCAATTAAATATATTAAAAATATTTACCCATTAATAGATAAAGATTTTAGGAGAGCACATTGTTTAACATGGATGGAAAAAAATAATTATCCTAAACCACCAAGATCAGCTTGTACTTTTTGCCCATTTCATTCTGCAAAAGAATGGCTTGAAATAAAAAATAATAGTAGAGAGTGGGATGAAGTTGTTGCATTGGATAAAGCAATAAGAACACAAGAAAGATTTAAGGAAAAAAATAAAGGTTCGGCAACTTTAAAAGATGAGCTGTATTTACACAACAGTTGCAAACCAATTGATGAAATAGATTTTGATCCAAAAACTGATCAACTAGATTTATTTAATAATGAGTGTGAGGGTTATTGTGGAATTTGATATTAATTTAAAAAAATACAAAGAAATAAAAGAAAAAATAAAAGATTTAGAAGAAATTAATTTTACCCCTAAAGAATACAACCAAATTTTTGAAATGGCAGGATTTGATTTGTTAAGCAACTCTGAAATGAGAAGTTTAATCTTAGCATTTTGTGAAAAATTAAATCCAGAACTGTCAGATAGAGAATTGGATAAAATTAAATCACATCATTTACATTTAGAAAAAATACCAAATTAATTATGATAGAAGTTAAATTAGATTTATACGATATTATGGCAGCTTCACAAACTGGGTTGCTAAGAGTATTTGAGTCATTAAGACTAAAACAAGATTGGGGTCATAACTATAAAGGCACAGTTAATGACCAGATAGCAAAATCAATTAGTGGTGCTTGTGCAGAGCTTGCAGTTTGCAGATATTTAGATACACAATTTAATTTTCATGTAAATCATGGCTCTAACCCTGACATAATATTTCATGACATACATTTACAAGTTAGATCGCAGTTACCTAAAAAACATAATAGTTTAATTATTAGACCCAAAGGTAGTAAGCCAAACGAAATTTACATTTTAGTTATTGATAAAGCACCTATTTTTGAAATTCATGGCTTTGTTAATAGTACCCATGTTTTAGGTACTGACAGATTTTTAACTGACTTTGGTATTACTGACCGACCAAAAGTTCACTCATTAGGATTAGAAAAATTAACACCAATTAAATTTTTGAAAGATGGAGCATGGAATTAAGTGTACTTGATTTATTCAGCGGTATTGGTGGTTTTAGTATTGGTCTTGAGTCAACTAATAAATTCAAAACAGTTGCCTTTTGTGAGCAAGACAAGTTTTGCCAAAAGGTTTTGCATAAGCATTGGCCAAACATACCAATACATGAGGATATTAAAAAATTAGATGCCAGAAAAATTAAAGCAGATGTGTTGGTCGGAGGTTTTCCCTGTCAAAGTTTCAGTATTGCCGGTAAGCAAAAAGGAAAAGATGATGAACGATACCTCTGGGATGAAATGTTTAGAGTCATTAAAGAGGTTAAACCCAGATGGATTATTGGCGAAAATGTCCAAAACCTTACTAACATCTCAAATGGAGAAATCTTGCAAGGAATTTACAATGATTTGGAATCTCAAGGTTTCGAAGTCCAAACTTTTAATATTTCAGCTAGTTCGCAAGGAGCATGGCACAAAAGAAGTAGAATCTGGATCGTTGCTGCCAACACCAAATGCTTGGGATTCAGCAAGGGGTGCAAGAAGTCAGAAAAATTTAAGGGAGAAGAAACATCAAATAAATATTTTAACAGCAATCAAAGATTACAACTCAGAACAACCAGTAATCAAATGGAATTATCCAACACCCAGAGCATCAGATCACAAGGATATGAGCTACAACACAACTTGGAAAATGGGCAAGAACTCACAAAACAGTTGTGCCAGACAGATATTAAAAAACAACAAACCTGGTGGGAAACTGAATCCGAACTTTTTGGAATTCCTCATGGGATTTCAACAGAATTGGACACAGATAGAGCCAACAGAATTAAAGCACTTGGAAATTCAATCGTACCTCCCATCATCACAGAAATTGGCAAAGCCATTATTAAAGCAGAAGAAGAAATAAATGAATGGAACTAGATATGTATGGTGATCCGGCAAAGAAGTGTTGCATGAAAGATTGTGATACACCAGCTATGCTAACAGAAAACAATAAGCATTATTGCCCAGATCATTATTCATCTGAAATATTACAAATACCATTAGAGGAAATAGGTAAAGGTGGTGAGGATGATTAAGCTGCCAAACAAAAAATACAATATTATTTATGCAGATCCAGCTTGGACTTTTACTTTTTGGAGCAACAAAGCACAAAGAAAAGTTTCAGATCATTATGATCTCATGTCAGCTGAGGATATTTATAAAATGCCTGTAAATGAAATTGCAGACGATAATTGTATTTTATTTATTTGGGTAACATATCCAAATTTATTAGAGGGTTTAGAAACCATAAAACGATGGGGATTTACATATAAAACTTGTGGTTTTAGTTGGATAAAAAAAAATAAAAAAGCTGACAGTTTATTTTGGGGAATGGGTTATTATACAAGATCCAATAATGAGATTTGTTTGCTGGCCACAAAAGGTAAGCCAAAAAGAATATCATCATCTGTCCACCAGGTAGTGCTTGATAAAATTAGAGAACACAGCAGAAAGCCTGATTGTGTAAGGGATAGAATCGTACAGCTTTGTGGTGATTTACCTAGAATTGAACTCTTTGCCAGACAGAAAGTTGATGGATGGGATTGTTGGGGTAACGAAGTATGAAATATTTTGAAAAATTTGACAAAGATTTAATTAACAACAGAAACTTAAATAGCCATGAAAAGCTAATCTATGTCATTTGCAAATCCTTTGAGTTTGCACCCAATGGTTGCCGAATATCGCACAAATACCTGATGTTAAGAACTGGTATTAAAACCAGGAGAACACTTACTAAGTGCCTTGACCGACTACAGTTGTTTGGGATGCTTGCTAGAAAACAAATTAACAATGGCACAAACCATTATGTTTTTGAGAAAAAATTAATGCAAGATTATATACAACACAATCTAAATAAGCGAAGAAAAATTACTTTAGCTAAGAATAAACAACAAAAGAACTATGCCATGAATAATCCAAAAGTTATTCACATAGTTAATAACAGGAAATAGTTGGGTGTATCAAAAACTTCATTTGGGTGTATCAAAAACATATCTTAATATAGAACTATATACTCATATCTATAGGGTTAGTAATGACTAAGTATGTAGATCCTAAGATAATCCAGAAACAATTAAATAAAATAGTTAAAAATACTAACTATTTCTACTCACAAGCTAAAGAATCTAGAATTAAGAACAGAAAACAACATGATCTTAATAAGGAAATAAAAAATAAACAAAAATCACTCAGTAAAGATAGATTCAACCAATACATAGAGGATATTTACAAACAATGATTACAGCTAGATTAACTACAGATGAATTAGATAGATTTTTAAGTATTGCAGCATTTGTAGATAGAATATCACCTGGAGTAAAGAAACCAGTATGTACTACTAACTTTCAAATGTTAGATGTAGCACCAGATAAAAATACCTACAAGGATTCGGCAACCTCTACTGCTAGACTCAAGATAGTTCCAACATCAAAACAATTATCAATCTATGAATTCGTACTTCTCTTGTTGATTGATATTAAAAAGGATCACAGAGAACTGATGTATCTAAGACATTTTCCTTACAGATCCTTTAGGCAGCTTAAAAGATTTTATATTGGTGATAGCCATGAAAAGATTAGATACCAATATCACAGAGCATTGGTTGATGCTTGTGTACAAGCTAATAAGAACTTAACAAAATATTTGTAAAGTATTTGACAAGTTATCAAATAAGTAAGAAAAAAAAATTATACTTGAAATAAGTGTTTTTTATAAAACCTTTTTTTTTAGTTTGAATCATATTGTGGGGTGGTTATTCCTTTCTTTCTTTCTCTCTCTCTTAGGTTACACCCCACTATGATTATTAATGTTCGATAGGCTTAAAGTCTTTTAATTTAAGCTTTTTTAACTCTTTCCTATTGTTTAATGCTGATTTGAACTTATCCTTGTTCTTGTAGTATTTAAGAATAGGAACTCTAAACATAACAATTGGAGTAGTTAGTATTTTATTTTTATTAAACATATTTCTCTCCTTTGATTCGTTAGAATCAGTTGATAACACTATTAAACACTATCGCTAACAGTATTACAACCAGAAATAGATTAATAAAATGGCCAATAAAACTAAATACAACAAGACTTTGATCAAAGAAATACTATCTGAGCTTGCTGTAGGCAAAAGTATCAGAAGCTGTCTTACACCAATAAATAAAGCTAAAGATAGACCATGTTGGGAAACCTTTAGATCATGGATGAGAAAAGATCCTGAGCTTAGGCAGCAATACGAAGATGCTAAAACAGATGGTATTGAATATTTATTATCTGATGCACAAGATTTACTTAACGAAAGTATTGAGAACAGTAAGTTTAAAGAAAAGACAGATTTAGGACAAACACATTTAATTAAGTCATTTGTTGATCTAAGTAAGTGGAAATCTGAACGAATTGCACCCAAATACTATGCTAAAAGGGATGCAACTACATTAAATTTTGATAAAAATACTCCATTAGTTGTTAAGTGGGATAAGTAAAAGTTATTGATTTTACTGGTAATAGTTTAATATTATGTGAGTTGCAGATAAAACTAGCACACCGAACCTTATAGCTAAGGTTTAAATGTTCACATTTTGTTCTAGAATTATTCTAAACTACAGAAAATATTAGAGCTAAGCTATACCAAAACTATACCGGCATAATAAAATTATTATTTATCAAGGTTAATAGACTAAACCAATTGATTACTAATCAGTTTTTAGTTCTAAACCTAGATTTTGGGGGGTTTTGAACGAAGCCATACCCCAAAGCTATATCGGTAACTAAAAAAAAAATTAGGGATGTTACACACAAATAAACAAGGGTTTTTAATATGTTCGACTACGAAGATGGCAAACAAGGATATTCAGCAGTTATCTACATTATGGAGTCTACCAATAGCGTTGTAGTACACTTTGGCGGTTTCAATGATTTAACTGAGTGCAGATATTTTTCACATCACATCATGGATGATCTTGGAATAGAACAATTATTAAATGTACCTAGAGGTGTCACAGTACACTAAGGGGGGTTTTGTTTTAAAATGGCAAACATAGTCATTCCATACAAACCAAGAGAATTACAAAATTTTTTGCACAAGAAAATTGATAAGCACCGATTTAGTGTTTTAGTGCTGCATCGTAGAGCTGGCAAAACAGTAATGACCATAAATCATATGCTGAAAGCAGCTTTAACAAATCCCTTGCCTAACCCCAGATATGCGTTTCTATCGCCCACATTCAAACAGGGAAAGGCCACCGCTTGGGATTACATAAAAACATACGCTGGTAAAATACCTGGCACTAAATTCAACGAAAGTGAGCTTAGGTGCGATTTACCAAATGGTGCAAGGATAACAATATTAGGGGCTGAGAACGATCAATCTTTAAGAGGAATTTTCTTAGATGGATGTGTGTTTGATGAAACCCAAAGTATTAAGCCTACCATATTTCCAGAAGTCATAAGACCAGCTTTGGCAGACCGAAAAGGATGGTGTGTGTTTATAGGAACACCAAAAGGCAGAAATTATTTTTTTGAATTATACGAACAAGCAAAAGAAAACAAAGATTGGTATGCTTGTAAATTTAAAGCAAGCGATACAAAAATTTTAGACCAAGATGAGTTAGATGCAGCTAAAGCTGTAATGTCTAAAGATTTGTACAACCAAGAATTTGAAGTAAGTTTCAATGCTGCGATTACTGGTTCTTATTATGGTGCTATCATAGAGGGTCTAGCAAAAGATGGTAGAATTACCGATGTGCCTTACGATGATAACCTAGAAGTAGAAACCTGGTGGGATTTGGGTCTTAACGATTCAACAGCTATTTGGTTTGTGCAAAAGTACAAAGGTGAAATAAGATTAATAGATTACTATGAAAATAGTGGTTATGGTTTGGATCATTATTCAGATGTTCTAAATGAAAAAGATTATGAATATTCTACTCATGTATTTCCCCATGATGTTCAAGTAAGGGAAATAGGTAATTTTGGTAAATCAAGATTAGAAAGTTTATTAGAATTAGGAATAGCTGGCGAAGTAGCTCCAAAGCTGTCAATTGAAGATGGAATTGAAGCAGTACGAAAAGCATTGCCGAATTGTTGGTTTGATAAAGAAAAATGCAAAACAGGAATTGAGTATTTAAAAGCCTACCAAAAAAGGTGGGATGATAAAAACCAATGCTTTAAAAATAAACCCATGCACAATTACGCATCGCATTGTGCCGATAGTTTTAGGACTGGCATAATAGGACAGGGTGCTGAAATTTCAGATTGGACTAATCAAGTTCCAATTAACACAAATTATATAGTTTAATATGGCAGACAAAGTTACAAACGAACAGTTAAGAGCAATCATTAACTCAGAAATAAATAACTCTATAGGTTTTATGGGAAGTAACCTTACTTCACAAAGAAAAAAATCTATGGAATATTATATGGGGGAGAAACTTGGTACTGAGATAGATGGTCGTAGCCAGGTTGTGAGTACAGATGTTGCAGACACAATTGAAACAATATTACCTAACTTGCTTAGAATTTTTACAGCATCAGATCAAGTAGTTAAATGTGAGCCGGTTAAAAGTGAAGATGTACCTTTAGCAGAACAAGCTACAAATTATATTAATTATATTTTTAATAAAGATAATCCTGGTTTTTCAATTTTATATACCTGGTTCAAGGATGCACTTTTAGAAAAAAATGGAATTGTAAAAGTTTATTGGGATGACAGTAGTAGTGTTGAACAAGAAACTTATGAGAATTTAAACGATCAAGAATATCAATTATTGCTTGACGATGAAAATGTTACAGTAGTTGAAGAAGAGTCTTTTGTTGATGAGAAGATGAAAGCTGCTATGGACTTATTATTAGTAGAGGCAACTAAGCAAGGTAAGTTAGTTGCAGATGAGCCTACACCTATGCTTCACAACTGCGTTATTAAACGAACATCAAGAGGTGGTAAAGTTAAAATAGAAAATGTTCCACCAGAAGAATTTTTAATACAAAGAACTGCAAAATCTATTGAGTCAGCAAACTTTGTAGCACACAGAGTATCTAAAACTAGATCCGATTTAATTGAAATGGGATTTGATAAAGAGGTAGTAGAAAACCTACCAACTACAAATAACATAATTTTAAATAACGAAAGATTAACAAGATACTCAGATATAGACCAAGCACCATTTGACAATGCACCAGATAATTCGACAGCTGAGATCGAAATTTATGAGTGCTATGTAAGATGTGATATTGATGGCGATGGCGTTGCAGAACTTAGAAAAGTTATTGTTGCCGGTGAAAGTGGTTATGAAATTTTATCCAATGAAAGTTGCGATAATATTCCATTCTGTTCACTAACACCTATTCCAATGCCACATAGATTTTATGGTAGATCAGTTGCAGAGTTAGTAGAAGATGTGCAGCTAGTTAAATCTACAGTAATGCGACAGTTGTTAGACAATATGTATTTAACTAACAACAACAGAGTTGCAATAATGGATGGTATGGTAAATCTAGATGATTTACTTACTTCAAGACCAGGCGGTGTAGTTAGAACTAAACAACCACCATCACAAGTTATGTTGCCAATGCAATCGCAAACTATATCGCAACAAGCTTTCCCATTATTAGAATACTTAGATACTGTAAGGGAAACTAGAACTGGTATTACAAGATATAATCAAGGCTTAGATGCAGATAGCTTGAATAAAACTGCAACTGGCGTAAATGCAATTATGACTCAATCGCAAATGCGTATGGAGTTAATTGCTAGAGTGTTTGCAGAAACTGGTATCAAAGATTTATTTAGACGTATCTTTGAACTAACTTGTAAGTACCAAGACAAAGAAAGAATTGTAGAATTAAATAATCAGTTCATTCCAGTAAAACCTACTGAGTGGAGAAACAGATTTAATATTAGTATTACTGTTGGTTTAGGATCAGGTTCTAAAGAACAACAAATAATGATGCTAAATAATATTTTAGAAAGACAACTCCAGGCGTTCCAATTGCAAGGCAATAGAGAATACCCAATGGTTAGTCTTAAAAATATTTATAATAGTTTAGCAAAAATTATTGAAAATGCTGGCCTGAAAAATGTTGAGAATTACTTTGTAAATCCTGAAATGGGTAAAGGTATGGTTACACCTCCACCTGAGCCACCATTAACACCAATTGAAAAAATTGAGTTTAGAAGAATTGCAAGTGAAGAACAGCGTAAGATTGCTGAACTAGAAATAGAACTGAAAAAAGTTAAATCACAAAACGCAGAAATTCTTTACGAAAATGAAATTAAACTAAAAGAGCTAGAACTTAAATACAATGCTCAATTAGACTCACAACAAATAAAGGCAGACGCTGATTTAAATAAAATGTTAGTTGCTGAAAGCACAAACGATTTTAGAAAAGCAGCAGAGCAATCGCAACAAGTACAAGATCAGATAAGACAATTATATGGACAAGGATCAGGTGGGCAAGCTCCAAAAGGAAGTGAGCCAGGCGAACAAAGCTAAACAGCTTTTTGACAACCCTTTATTACAAGAAAGTTTTGATAAATTAAAAAAACTTTACGCAGATAGTTTATTTAATACTGGTGCAAAGGAAACTGAGGCCAGAGAGAAACTTTGGTTAGCTTACAATGTAGTAGGCAAAGTAGAACAAAATTTATTAGAAATGATTGATACAGGAAAGCTAGCTACAAAACAGTTAGAGGATTATCGTAAATCAATCAAAAATCAAAAATTCTAAACACTCAAGTTTAGGATAAGCCAACCTTGCACAACAGGAGCTTAACTTAAAGGAGAACACAATGGCAGACAATTATGCTAATCCGCTTGCGGAAGCTGAAACTGACATAACAAAAGCAACAAAAGCAATAACTGGTTTGTTAGACCCCAAACAAGAGGCAAAACCAGAACAACAACAAACAGAAGAACAACAAAATTCTCCTGAGCCTACACAACAGGAATCTTCTACAGAAGATCAACCTGAGGAACAGGAAAACATGGAAGCTGAATCGCAAGAAGAAGCAACCGAAGAAGTATCTCAAGACGAAGAACAAATTGAGACTCAAGAGAAACAGGATTCCACCGAAGATCAACTTTACAAAGTTAAAGTTGCTGGTCAAGAATACGATGTTACCCTTGATGAGTTGAGAAATGGTTACTCAAGAGATGCTGATTATAGACGAAAGACAGAAGAACTTTCTTATGAAAAGAAACAATTTATGTCTGAGTCTGAAAAGCAAAGGCAAGACTATTCTGCAAAGCTTAACGAAGCTAATCAGATGCTGTCAGTTGCACAACAACAACTCAATCAAGAGATAAATTCTGCTGATTTAGAGAAGTTGTACGAAGAAGATCCAACAGAAGCTGCTAGGATTGAACATAGGCTAAGAAAAAAGCAAGAAAAAATAAATTCTGCAATGGCCAAAAACCAATCTGAGCAAAAAAGACAGTTTGATATGTTTTTAAAGGATCAACAAACTAAATTGGTATCTAAAATGCCAGAATTTAGTGATCCTGACAAAGCAAGTCAGCTTAAAACTTCTATGAAATCAACTTTAAATGCTTATGGGTTTAACGACACAGAAGTAGCACAAGTTTATGACCATAGAATAGTAATGTTGGTGAACGATGCCATGAAATATCGTAATTTACAAAAAGCAAAACCAAATATTGCTAAAAAAATTACAAAGCCTGGCAAAGTTTTTACTTCTGGAGTGAAACAAAGCAAATCTGAAATTAGTTCTAAAGCTAGAAAAGAAAAGTTGAGCCGACTAAGAAAATCTGGAAGCGTTAAAGACGCTACTAGCATCTTCTTAGATATGATTAACAAAAAATAACTCAACAACAGGAGAACATTATGGCTCAGGTAACAAATACTTACAGTACATATGATGCAGTTGGTGAAAGAGAAGATTTATCAGATATTATCTATTCAATCTCTCCAACTGACACTCCATTCATGTCAGGTATTGCGAAATCAAACGCAAACGCAATTTTTCATGAGTGGCAAACAGATGCTTTAGCTGCGGCTGCATCTAACAACTATCAGATTGAGGGTGACGAAATTTCTTTCGCTGCTCCATCTGCTACTACTAGACTTGGAAACAGAACACAAATTTCAAGAAAATCTGTGATCGTTTCTGGTACTTTAGATTCAGTATCTAAAGCTGGTAGAAACAATGAGTTAGCTTACCAAATCTCTAAAGCTTCTAAAGAGCTAAAAAGAGATATGGAAACATCGCTAACTGCTAACCAAGCACCAGTAACTGGTGACGACTCTACACCTAGAAGATTAGCTGGTTTAGAATCTTGGATTAAAACTAACACATCAAAAGGCGGTGGTTCTGGTGCAGATCCAACAACTTCTGGAACTAACGCTAGAACTGATGGAACTCAAAGAGCTTTCACTGAAGCACAGCTTAAAGACGTAATTAAGCAGTGTTGGGATGAGGGTGGAGATCCATCTATGATCATGCTTGGCTCTTTCAATAAGCAAGTGCTATCTGGTTTTACTGGTGGATCAACTAGATTTGACCCAGCTGAAAACAAAAGATTAGTTGCTGCTGTTGATGTATATGAGTCTGACTTTGGTGCAATGACTGTTGTACCTAACAGATTCTCAAGAAGCAGATCAGCTTATGTGATACAACCTGATATGTGGGGTGTTGCTTTCTTAAGAGATTTCCAACTTATGGATCTTGCTAAGACTGGTGACGCAACTAAACAGGCATTGTTAGCAGAATACACACTTGTTTCTAAAAACGAAAAAGCAAGTGGTGGTGTATTTGATTTAACAACATCATAATCTTAAATTAATGTGGAGGGGAGCAATCCCCTCTACTTATCATTAACATTTTGTTTGGTCTTTGAAGTCAATCAATGGCGGAACGAAGCAAATAAATAGGAATAAATCATGAGAACTTTAAACGATTACTTTTTAACTGCTGAAATAGAAGATATATCAACTGCATCTTCTACTTTTGTTGCAGTACCAGATGGCGGTAGAGTTATTAAAATTATAACTGCTCTACAAGGTGCTATTTCTGGTTCTGATGCAGCTATCACTTTTGAAATTGGTGGAACTGCTATGACTAGCTCAGCAATTACTGTAGCTCAATCTGGTTCAGCTGCTGGTGATGTAGATACATCAGAGCCTACAGCTGCAAACTCAGTATCAGAAGATGGAACTATTGAAATGATTACAGATGGTGCATCAACTGGAGCACAAAAACTTTTAGTTACATTTGTAGTTAGAAGATAACAGAATTTGGGGGATCTTGCCTAGCCGGTACTTCCCCCAAGTACACAACAAAAATTTTTTAGGAGAAACGACTATGCCAATGGTGGGAAAAAAGAAATTTGCTTATACAAAAAAAGGTAAAGCTGCTGCAAAAAAAGCTGCGAAGAAAATGGGCAAAAAAGTAAAAATGAGAAAATATTAATGAAAGGTAAAATGAAAGGCAAAGCAGTTCTTACTGCTAAGCAAAAAACTTTACCAAAAAAGCTTCAAGCAAAGATTGTCAAATCTAAAATGAAGAAAAGAAAATAAGGAGTAAATAAGATGGCTTTTAATTATGGTTTAAGACCAACAACAGTACAAATGTTAGCATCAAGTGGTACATCAAGTGCCTCAAGTGCTTTTGGTGCATATACTTTATATGTAAGAATATGTGCAGACGCAGATTGTCATATTTTGTTCGGTTCAAGTCCTACAGCTACTTCTAGCAGTATCTTTATACCGGCAGATCAACCAGAAATATTTAAGGTTAATCCAGGTGAAAAAGTTGCAGCTATAGGTTCAGCAAATGTTTCTATTTCTGAATTAAGCTAGTGGCAAAACAAAAATTTGTTCATTTCGTTCCAAGAGATAAGCCTCCTAAATTAGGAAAGCACAAAAAATCTCAATCCAAATCGGAGAAAAGGCAAAAGAAACAAACTAGATATAAAGGTGGTGGCCGATGAGTAAGATTGTTGAAAAAAATGGTTTAGTTACAGAAACTTTTTATGGAACAGAAAAGGGTGTTGTCCAGGAAAGAAAAATTGATCATAAACCAATTTTAGAACACAATAAAAAATTATATAATCAAAATGATGGTTACTCACCTGATAAAGGATTAAAAAGAATAGCTTCTATTCCTACAATCATTTTAGAGATTTGGGCAAAAGAATATAATGGTGATCAAAACAAAGGTAATTGGTTTGCTTTACCAAAAGATGTTCAAACTAAAATTTTAAAAGAAAAATTAAATAGTTCTGATTATAGATATTTTAGAACTGCACCAGGTAATTTTTAATGGCATTAACTAACTACACAACACTTAAAGCATCTATAGCTAACTGGTTAAACAGATCAGATTTAACTGATGAGATAGCAGATGATTTTATAGTTTTAACAGAAGCTGATTTTAACTCTAAGTTAAGAGTTAGAAAAATGATAGCTCAAAGCACTATTACAATTGATAGTGAAACTGAGTCTATACCTACAGGCTTTTTACAAGTAAGAGATTTTTACATTTTAAGTGGTAGTACGAAATATCCTTTACGTTACATGACTCCATCACAAATGGATCAAGTAAAAGGTACTTCTGTTACCGGCATACCACAAGCTTATACAATTTTAGGTGATACATTTAGATTTACACCAAAGCCTGATAGTAGTTACTCAGGTTACTTAAATTATTATAAAAAGTTTGATGCACTATCATCAACTAATGCTACAAATTTTATTTTAACAGATCACCCAGCTATATATTTATATGGCTCATTATTTCATGCTGCTAATTTTTTAGGTGGCTACAATCCGCAACAAGTTCAAACTTGGCAACAGATGTACGCTACAGCTCTTGAACGACTAGAATTAAATGATAGGGAAGATCAATTTAGTGGATCACCTCTACAAATAAGAAGTGAAGATACAATCGCTTCACCATTTAAAGAAAATTATACATCAACAACTAATTCGGCTTAATTATGCAATTACCTTTTGGAGAATGGCTACCTGATCAACCAGATCATCTTAATCCTGGTGCTACAGTAGCAACCAATGTGTATCATGCACAATCAAGTTACAAACCAGTTAAAGGTTTAGTTGCTTATAGTGGTGCATCTAATGTAACACAAAATGCTAAAGGTGCTGGTAGTTTTAGAGATAACACAAACACAGTATTTACTTTTGTTGGTACAAAAGACAATATTTACAAATTAACATCTGGTACATTTACAAGTGTTAAAGGTAGCTGCACAGTTAGTGGTGGCGATACAGATTTTTTTACATTTACTCAGTTTGGCCAATATGTAATTGCAAGTAATGGAGTTAATCCTCCAATGTATTATTTAATGGGTACATCAACTAATTTTGCAACTTTGCAAAGCTTAGTTACAAGTAGTGGCTCAGGTACAGTACCATCTAAATTTAGAGTAAGTGGTGTTGTTAGGGATTTTTTAGTAACTGGTAACATTGAAAATGCAAAAAACAGAGTTGCTTGGTCAGGTTTGAATGACATATCAACTTGGGAAGCTGGAGTTAAATCTAGTGATACACAAGACTTACCTGGTTCTGGTGGACAGATTGTTGCCATAACTTCTGGTGAGGTTGGTTATGTATTTAGGCAAAATCAAATAATTAGAATGGACTTTGTCGGTGGTAATGTAATTTTTAGATTTTCAGTTATATCACCAAACAGAGGAGCTGTTTATGGACAAACAGTTTGCCAGGACAACAGACAAATATTTTTCTATGCCGAAGATGGTTTTTTTCAAATTAATGGCGACCAGGTTTTACCGATTGGTGCAGAAAAAGTTAATAGATTTTTTGATAGTGATTTAAACAAAGCTTACACAGATAGAATTACAGCTGCGGTAGATCCATTTAATACTTTAGCGTTATGGTTATATCCAAGTAAAAATAATCCTAACACTACTGGTATTTGCGATAAAATATTAATTTATAATTATGTAACGCAAAAATGGTCAGTAGCTAATGTAAAAGCTTCACAAATATTTAAACAGTTTATGGTGGTTAATACTGTAGAACTGATGGATATTATTTCAGAAAATTTAGATGATATAAATATATCACTAGACAGTGCTTACTGGACAAGTGGACAGTTATACTTAGGTGCAATTGATGAAAACTTTAAGGCAGCTATATTTTCTGGAAAAGCTTTAGAAGCAGAATTAGAAACAAAAGAAACAGAATTATTTCCTGGCCTTAGAGCAAACATAACAGGAGTTAGACCCTTAGTTGATGCTTCATCAAATGTTGTAATTAAAACTAGAGATAAACTTGCAGATGCAGTTACAAGTTCTTCTTCAAGTACAATAAATACAACTGGTATAGCACCAGTAAGACAATCAGGAAGATATTTTAGAGCAAGTGTAAAAATACCAGCAGAGAGTATTTGGACTCATGCTCAAGGAATAGACTTAACTGCTAGTCAAGGAGGCTCTAGGTAATGAGTGATAAAGTGGATATAGATAACATAAGGTATTCAATTGAAACTCAAGAGTTCTTTCAAAGACAAGTGGAAGAAGCTGTAAATAATTTAATTAATAAAAATAATAGTGAAAGCGATAAAGCTTTTTCTTGGTTTATGAATTAGGAGTTATATGCCAACAAATATTAAAGATTACTCAACTACACAAGCAAGCAACACTACATTAAATTCTATTGATGTAGATGAGGGGATGCTACCTAGTAATTTAAACAATGCTATTAGAGCATTAATGAAAAATACTAGAGATTGGTTTAACGATGCACAATGGATTGAATATGGTGATGGCGATGGTGCTTACACTGCAAGCTATGCTTCATCAACTTCTTTTACAATTGCTGGTGCAGATGTAACTTCTATTTACCATGCAAACAGAAGAATTAAAGTTACAGCAACTACTCCTGGTACTATCTATGGTACAATCTCAAGCTCATCATTTTCAACAGACACAACAGTAAATGTAACTTGGGATAGCGGTAACTTATCTAACGAAGCAATATCTAATGTTTATGTTGCAGCATTATCAGCAACTAATAATTCTATACCTGAGGGTGTGGTTGCTACTGCAACTCTTGCGGATGGATCAGTAACAACTGCCAAACTTGGTGCAGATGCTGTAAATGGTTCTAAGATTGCAGATGACAGTATAGATTCTGAGCATTATGTAGATGGCAGTATTGATACTCAACATATTGCAGACTCACAAATTACAAATGCCAAGATGGCAGCTAACTCAGTTGATTCAGATCAATATGTAGATGGATCTATAGATACAGTACATATAGCTGATTCTCAAATTACTAATGCTAAAATGGCTGCTAATTCTGTGGACTCAGATCAGTATGTTGATGGAAGTATAGACACAGCTCACATTGGAGATAGCCAAGTAACAACTGCTAAGATTGCAGATTCAAATATTACTTCAGCAAAAATTTTAGATGGTACTATTATTAATGCAGATATTAATGCTAGTGCAGCTATTGAAGCTACTAAAATTTATAATGGTACAGTTGCAAATGTAGAATTTGGTTATCTAAATGGTGTAACATCAGCAATACAAACTCAATTAGATGCTAAACTTGTTAAAGCAAGTAACTTATCAGATTTAACTTCAGCTAGTACAGCTAGAACTAATTTAGGTTTAGGAACGATTGCTACTCAAGATGCAAATAATGTTGCATTAACAGGTGGTAGTATAACAGGTCTTGGAGATCCTTCTGCTACATCAGATGCAGCAACAAAAAATTATGTAGATCAACTTATTGCTGGACTAAGAACTAGAATTGTAGCTGAAGTAGCTACTACAGCAAATGTAGATCTAACAGCAGATTTACAAAATGGTGATACTATTGATGGTGTTACATTGGTTACTGGAGATAGAGTATTAGTTAAAGATCAATCTACAGGATCACAAAATGGTTTATATACAGTTGTAGCTAGTGGTACTGCAAGTAGAGATACTGAGTATGATACTATTGCAGAACTATCTGGTCAAATGGTTGTAGTTAATCAAGGTACAGCAAATGACAATAAAATCTTTTTATGTACTACAAATAACACAGCTACATTAGATACTGATACTATTACATTTACACAAGTTACACCAAGTAATGTTGGTACAGTAACTTCAGTAGCTGTAGCAGATTCAGGCTCATCAGAATTTACAGTAACTGGCTCACCAATTACATCTTCAGGTACAATTAATTTAGCAGTTAATGCTATTGATAATTCTAAGATTACTGGATTAGGTACTGCTGCTACATTAAATGTTGGAACTTCAGCAAATAATGTGGTACAATTAAATGGTTCAGCTCAACTACCTGCTGTAGATGGAAGTCAA